TGCGGAAAGACCAGAAATATTTTCGACCAATATAACTACGACCAGTTTCGTTGCAATGAATATGATATACAAAACCAAAATTATCTTGAATATCAGAAGACTCAAAAATTTCCCCATTGAATCTCCAAGGGTTTTCATAACTCATACTAAGAATCTTTATGAGCTATTATTTATCTTCAACCCGGACAAAGCAAGTCTAGCAATAAAAAAGGGGGTTTGTCAACCCCCTGTGTAGTATGTTAAACTAAATCAAACTCCAGGAAGTTGTGGTCCTGTACGCTTTAAAGCAGATTGTGCTTCGTTTGGATTGTTAGTTCCTTTTCCAAGATTATAAATCTTTTGAGTTTTTTGTGCTGCCTTGTGAGCTGCTGGATTAATTGGTTCGGGCATTACACCTTCAACGATGCTTTGGATGTGCTCTGGAGTCAGTTGAGACATTACATAATGTGCTTCTTCCAGAGTGTCTGCGTGGCCATCAGACATAAGATACTCTAGGATAACGTCATAAATGTCCTCTGGAGAATATGAATCTTTAAGACCCAGATACTTTTTAGATGCATCACTTGGTCCCTTATTAAAGTAAGTGACATTCTTTGGCATTGATGCACTACCGGGAAGAACTGAATTTACAGCATCAACTCTTTTTTGAGATGCTCTATTCGTTGCATCAACTGCATCTTTTGCCAAGCGAATTGGATTTGGAATTGGAGTTGGTCCAATATATCCATCACCAGGCTTCTCATGAAGTTGTTGACTTTCTTTTACTGTTCCACCTTTTTTGAGACCCATAGCAGGCTTCAAACGAACAGCACCAACTCTTCCTGCACCCTGATTTGGAACCAGTTGACCCATATGGGAATCAAATTTTACAGGAGTGCTAGGTCCCTGATTTTGTTCACCCAGTTTAGTGGCGGCACTTGCTGCCTTGCTAGCAACCTTACCTACGGCGCCTGCTGCCTTACGGAGACCTCTTCCAATTAAACTCTTTACACCACTCTTAACTTGCTCCTTCTTCTTCTCTGCACCATACTTAACCTTATGAACAGCAGTTCTTGCTGCTCTTCTGGCAGTATCTTTAGCGATTGAACCAGCAATACTAGCACTAGCGGCTGCACCTACTGCCTTTGCCTTAGCACGTCCCACAGCAGTCTTTACAGCAGCCTTACGTGCTGCTGCTTTCTTTTCACCAACCTTTGCCTTAGCACGCTCTCTGCGCTGCTCTGGACTTTCTGTATCACTACCATAGGTAACCTTTGCTTCATCAATATAAAGAATTGCTGCTTCTTGAACAGCATCTGCTGCTTCATTTAATGAATATCCAAATTCAACACATTCATCGATAAGTTCTTCTACAACTTCTTCTAGCATTTCACAGGAGATTCCATCTCCTTCTTCATACATTTCTTGATATGACTCTTGTAATGCCTTTAAATCTGACGCAAACATTTTAATACTTAAGGAATTCCTACAGATATTTATAAAAAAAGAGGGTCCGAAGACCCTCAAACAACATCATTAGATTTTGTATCATTCCAAATATACGAATAATCGTGATCTCCAAAGAGGAAATCGTCATATTCTGCCGCTTCTTTGTATGCGTTCAGGATTTCCTGTTCGCACCATTCATCATAATTGGAATCCTGAGAAAGTATCTTTGGTAACATCTTGTTTGATTCCTCCAACGATATAGGACTCAACTTCGGTTTCTTGTGGTGCCACTTGAAGACCCTTAGAAGAAATCCAATGCTCAGTCCAAGGAAGTGGATTATTTTTTGCTGGAATGTCATAAAGCGGCTTAAGTCCAATTGCTTTCATTCTACGATTTGCAATCCATTCAACATACTGTTGTAACAATTTGTCGTTAAGACCAATCATCGAACCATCCTTGAACAGATACTCTGCCCAGAGTTTTTCTTGATTGACAGCGTTCTCAAAGGTCTTGTAGAACCATTGTTCTTCTTCTTTGGAGATACGTACCATATCAGGGTCATCACCTTCTTTCCATTTGTTCAGAATGTTCTGAGTGATGACCAGGTGCTGATTCTCATCACGGGCAATCAGTGAGATGATTTTTGCACTTCCTTCCATAAGCTTGAGTTCGCCAAACGCAAAACTACAAGCGAAGCTGACGTAAAAGCGAATACCTTCAAGAATATTAACGTTTGCAACTGCTCTGAATAGTTTTCTCTTGAGTTCATACCTTGCCTCTTGTGCGTATGGTACTTGTTCTAACGCATGAAGCCATTCATTGGTTGAACCATAATGCTGAGCACTATTAATGAAATCGTTGTATGCCTGAGTTACACTCACGGCACGTTCCATAATACGATCCTCTTTAAGAATCGTATCGAAAACTTCAGATGGGTCTGAATAAACGTTCTTGATGATATAAGTGTATGAACGGGAGTGGATCATCTCCATAAACTCCCAAACCTTCATACATGCTTCCAGTTCGGGAAGGGAGCAGTATGGAGCAAATGCCATACCAGGTCCACGACCCTGAACGGAGTCCAGCATTACCTGATACTTCAGATTGCTGGTGAAAATGTGCTTTTGCTCTGGGCGTAGCATATGATAGTCGCTACGATCTTTTTGAAGAGAAACCTCTTCGGGTCTCCAGAAATAACCCAGTTGTTGTGTTGTTAGTTTGTCGAAGATTGGATATTTGTAAGAATCATATCTTTGTATTCCTAGTGGTTGTCCAAAAAACATAGGTTGCTTTTTGGTATCTACTTCTTGAGGGTTAAAAACGGTCATTGATTCAACCACCGATTTATCCTCCAAACCTGTTTTAAATCTTACAAGACTCACAATCTTCCTCCTCTGCTTGTTCTAGTTGAGAAATTAAATCTTCAAGTGACTGTTTGGTTTCTTCAACCTCATCAGTCTTATGGTCATAAGTATTCTGATAGTAACTGGTTTTCCAGCCGTACTTATATGTAGTTAAAAGGTCTTGTGCCATTACTGAAGTCGGGACTTCATTATCTGGATAATTCTGCGGGTTATAGGACCAGTTTCCACTAATCGCCTGATCGAAGAATTTTTGCATAACAGCAACAATATTGATATACCCGCGATTGCTAGGCATATCCCACAGAAGTGTATAATTGTTCTTAAGTGTTTGGTACTGGGGAACAATTTGCTTAAGTGGACCCTTCTTCGATTTCTTAACGGACAAGTATCCTCTAGGTGGCTCGATTCCATTGGTTGCGTTTGACACAACGGAACTGCTCTCCGATGGCATCTGTGCGGACAATGTTGAGTTCCGTACCCCGTATTTGAGTACCTGCTCTCTAAGATGCTCCCAATCATACTTCAATTCGTTAGATACGATTTCATCAACGTCCTTTTTGTATGTATCAATGGGAAGAATTCCATTGCCATATTTGGTTCGGCCACTATACTCACAAGCACCTTTTTCTTTTGCAAGATCAACAGTTGCTTGAATCAGATAATACTGGAATGCCTCAGTCAGATCGTGGACCAGTTTCCAGGCACCAGGATCGTCATAATGCTCGCCGTGCTTGGCAAGATAATGAGCAAGACCAATAAATCCTACTCCAAGTGAACGACGTGCCCTTGTGGCGATTTCTGCCGCTCTGACGGGGTATCCTTGAAAATCAATGAGCTCATCAAGAGACCTAACAGCAAGATCGCAAAGAACTTGAAGATCTTCAAGATCCCTGATTTTGCCAACATTGATAGCAGAAAGAATACAAAGAGCAATTTCACCATCGGGATCATCAATATGCTGAATGGGTTTAGTAGGCAGAGTGATCTCCTGACACAGGTTGCTCATTTCAACCTTGTCCATAAAGGAAGAGTGAGAGTTGCAATGGTCAATGTTCATGATATACAAACGACCAGTCTCTGCTCTTTCTTTCAGGAGGTCCAGAAAGAGTTCTTGAGCAGCGATAGTTTTTCTTGGAATAGACTCATCTCGTTCATAACGAACATATAACTCGTCAAATCCATCAGTGCCAAAAGCATCATACAGACCAGGAACAGCGTGTGGAGAGAAGAGTGAGATTTCTTCGTTGCGGATGAATCGTTCATAGAACAATTTAGAGATTTGGATACTATAGTCTAACTTACGAACACGATTATCTTCGGTCCCTTTATTATTTTTCAATACAAGGATATCTTCTATTTCTTGGTGCCAGATTGGAAAGTGGACAGTCGCTGATCCACCTCTGATGCCATTTTGAGTGCAGCATCGGACAGTTGCTTCAAACTTCTTGAGGAAAGGGACAACGCCTGTATGCTGAACTTCTCCACCTCTGATTTTAGAGTTGATGCCCCTGATTCGACCTGCGTTGATACCAATTCCTGCTCTTTGAGCAACATAGCGACCAATTGCCATATCAGAGCTGAAGATGCTATCAAGGGTGTCATCAACATCAACAAGAACGCAACTTGCATATTGGCGAAGTGGGGTTCTAACACCTGCCATGATTGGCGTAGGAATGTTGATTTTGTGCTTGGAGATTGCATCGTAGTACTTCCTCACGTAATCTAAACGTGTTTCTTTAGGATACTTGGAAAAGATTGTTGCCGCAATCAGAAGGTACATAAATTGTGGCGTTTCGTAAAGTTCGTTAGAACTTCTGTCTTGCACGAGGTACTTATCAACGACTTGACGTAGACCTGCGTAAGTAAACAGATAGTCACGACTATGATCAATGAACGACTCAAGTTTATCAAACTCTTCATCGGTATACAGGTCAAGGATTTCTGCGTCATAGACACCTCTACCAACGGCACGAAGGACATGCTGCTTAACTGTAGGACAATCGTGCATACGACCAAACAACTGCTTGCGAAGGGCAAACAGAAGCAATCGAGCAGCAACGAACTGATAGTTAGGGTGGTCCAGATCAATCAGGTCAGAAGCAGAACGAATCAGAATTTCCTGAATCTCTGCAGTAGTGATGCCATCATAAAATTGGATGCCTGATTGCATCTCTACTTGAGATGCTGATACACCTGCTAGGTCTTTGCAGGCTTCTTCCACCATAACGTGGAGTTTATTTAGATCAAGGGGTTCAGTTTTACCATTTCTCTTAACGACTTTCGTTCCGTTGCTCATATTTTCTT